TGAACCAGCTCAGGCCGTCTGTGACTAGCGTCGCACTGTCACCCGGTGCCATTACCAGCGAAGCGCCGCCGTTAATGGTATCGGCCCCCTGCGGCGTGGCAGTTAAGTCGCCAGTACCACCGTTGCGTAGCGAGACGAACCAGTCGTTCCCGACCGTCGCCGCCGGGGGCAGCGTGAACGTGCCAACGCCGCCGTTCCACACATACGCCTCGGCGCGGTCTGTGTCACCGGCAGTGTAGCTTGAGTTGAAGAGCGTGACCGGCGCTGACTGCGACAGTGTCGAGCCAGTTGCGGTGAGGCCGTAGCCTGCAAGGGCCGAGGCCTGAGCCTGCGCCGTTGCGGCACCGTAGCGGAACACGCGCCACGTACCGGCTGCTGTGGTGTTGTCGGTGAGGTATATCTGCCACTGCTCGCCCTGCGCCATCGACAGGAGCGTAGCGCCCACGCTGTTCTTGACGGTGACAGTATTCGGCCCAAGGTTGTTGAACAGGACCGTCTGGCCGGTGCCTGTCTGATCGGCGGCCGGCATGATGATTGAGAACGCGCCCGTCGGTGTCACGTCGATGATGCGGGCGACAGGGTACTCGTTTGTGCTGCTCTCAAGCGGCCACTCAAGGGTGACGTCGGCCGTGAGCGCGAGTGACAAATAGGAGACGTCCGACGGGTATATCGTCGTGCCACCAAAAACCTGTGTAAATGTGTTGGTCATTACGCCTCCTTGCGCACGGCGGATCGGTCTAGGATTTTAGCGAGGTCTTCGCCGTTCAACATTGCCGCCGCGCGGTCGTACATGCTCTGCCAAACTGGGATGCGTTCGTCGTTCTTCAGGAACGGTGTCGCCTCAACCAGCGCGCCGTAAAGCAGAAGCTGTGGGGCGTATTCCGTAATCCAGTTCGTCTGCACCGTGTCGTCGAGCAGTGGCGGCAGTTCATAGTACAGGATTTCAAATGGGTACTCTGCGTCTGGTGTCGGCGCGAATAGCCAGTGGCTGTAGTCATAGTCGCTGTAGAATAAAGGCGTATCCGTCTCCGAGGCGTCCGGCCAGTAAGACCGAAGATATTCGTACACGCGGGAGAATATGATTTTGCGGCTGCTGAACGTAGTGCCTGTGCCGATGTTGATCGACACAGTGTCGCGCCAGCGGTCGGGCTTGGGGTAGACAGACTGTCCCACAGCGAGCGTGCCAGTCACGACATTGATGAAGCCCTCGACCTTCAGCTCGCGGGCGATGCGGCGCTCGGCGAGGTTGATCAGGCGCGGGATTTGTTCAAAGACAATGGGGTCTGACGCGAGGGTGTCGCCGCGCTCAAGGTAGCGCTGCACGTCCTGTTTCAGCGTTGTGAATGTCATTGTTGTGGCCATAACGCGCCCCTATATCAGTTTTTTACGTTTTGCGCACCAGAAAACCCGCCTTCATCATACGGCATCTAGCATTTCAGGGCAAGCGTAGACCCGCATACCCTGCCCGAACTTTTTATGGTATGTGATTGAGCACACCTCCCTGTCCGAGAACCACGCGCCGCGAGAGGCATACGCGTCCCTAGCGGCCAGTGTCGGGTGCTGGAACACCTTGAGACCTGCGGCCTCGTCTTCCTTCGTGTGGTGGTAATTTCCTGTGTGGCAGTAGCGCTTCTTGGTTCGCCCCCACATCTCGGAGAACATTGCTGGGATGATCTCGCGCATCGCGCTAAACTTCTTCAAGTGGCTGTGGTGGAAGGCCAGCATGACAACGCCGAACTCATAGGCGTAATACGGCAGCGCGCTGTCGTCGACGGTGATGCGCGGCTCGTTCTCGTACAGCGCCTTGAACATCGTGCGCAGCCAGACGGACGAGGCCATGTCGTGATTGCCCTCGGCGAGGATGACGTGAACTGTCTTGTGCTTGGCCAGCAGCATGTTGATGATGCGGCGCAGGACACGCACGGCGACCTCGACCATTTTGGTGAAGCGACCGTCTGCGTCGAGGATGTGGCCGCTTGTGGGTGTTACGGCAGACAGGCCGTCATAGTGCAGCAAGTCGCCGAGCTGGTTCAGGACGGCCGTCTCGCTGTCTGGCGAGGACTTGATGATCTGCTCGAAGCAGCCGACGATGACCGCCTCCGCAATAGTCAAGTCCCAGTCGGCCTGCATGTTCTCGCGGTGCCACGCAAGCATGCCGATGTGCGCATCGGTTAGGGTGTACATGGTCAGCAGGTCGGCGTTGAACTGTTCTGGCGCGATGATTGGATCGAGGCGCGGTAGCGTGGTCGCCATTGCCTCGACGGCGGCCTTGAATATCTCCTGCTGTCGAGCCGCGTCGATGGAGGCCTTGACCCACTGCCCTGTGGCGTCACCGTCCTTGTTGTAGTAGGTGGACACGCCCTTGGCGATAAAGCCGTCGGGCACCGGCCTTGTGAAGTCAAATTCAGGCGCGTAGCCTACCTTCGCGGCCTTGCGCTTGACGTTGATCAGCGTTTCAGACGCGCTACCGGCGCTCATACCCAGAGCGGCATCGGCCATTTTTGCGCTACCGTTGGCGACTATGGCATCAAGCACCTCCCGCTGACGCGGCGTGCAATAGGGATACAACCCCTCGTCTACCGTTACAGGTTTTCTCATTAGGAGCCTTTCTGGCTGTGTCGCTCACTTTACGTTTACGGCATCTTCCCACGCTTTGACTGTCAAGCGATGCTTGCTACTACAATCTGTATATTTCGCAATGATGTCAGCCTCCCAGAGCGCGCGCTCAGGGTCAATAAGTACGAGTGGGGGGTCCTGAAGCGTCGGGCACTTCGCCGCTAGGTTTGCCGGAGGCAGCGGCATTGGCGTCACTGACACCGCCTTCGAGCACCCTGCGCAGAGCATCAGAACCAGCGCAATCAACAGGAACGGCAGGAGCCGTCTTGTATATCTCACGAATGGTGTTGGTGCGTTCGGTTGCCACCACATTGGCTTGATCTCGTTCAACTTCGTAGGTTTGCGAAACATTGTCTACTACCTCTTGTTTTTTGACGCGCAGCTTCTCAGCCTTCTCCAGCGCCTTTGCGAAGGCTGCGTCGCACTGCCAGTCACGGACTTTGTAACCTGAAGCAGCGCCAATAATCAGCGCGCCTGCAAAGGCATACAGCATCACTGGGTTGGGCATTAAAGCCATTGCTTGTACTTCCTTGTCTTTGCCTTGCGATCGTCAAGGCCATGCGTGCCTCCATTGATCCGCTTTGTCAGCGCGAGGATGGCAGCATCGCCTGTGCCTTGATCGCAGATCGACCAGAGCTTGTTCTTGTCGAAGAACCACAGGGCGCTCTCGAAGGCCAGTTCCGTAGCAACCAAGTCGGGGTTGGTCATTACGTCCGGCCTACCGATATAATCAGAGAACGCCTTGAAATTAAATTTGCCCGTTAATTGGAGACTGCCTCGGCCGCGAAAAAGCCAGCCTTCGCCGCTGCTTTCAGGCCCATTGCCCATGCGGTTGGCATAGACGCGGTTGGCAATCTTCTGTGGCTGGCGCTCGTAAGCACGGGCCATCGCGTCGGTCGGGAAGTACTTACCGAAGATCCCACGCAGACCTTTCGCGCCGTAGTTCAGGTTCTCGCTAAAAGCCTTGAAGCCGCCGCTTTCATGCGCCGTTTGAGCAAAGAAATGCGCTGCACGATTAGGTGATAGCTTATAATAAGCCGCAGCCGCCTTAAATGTGCCCGGGCCGAACGCGCCATCTGCGGTTACTCCTATTTTCTGTTGAAGGTTAATCAGGCTCATTTATCGTCCTTCCGATTATTCCATAGCTCAAAGAGCGTCTTAATCTTTTCCTCAACCACAGCGAGACGCACATCCATCTTGGCGAGGATGATGGTCAGCGTAATGAACGCCAATACGATTGGCCAAAGCTGGCCAATCAGTTCAACGGTGGAGAGATCGCCCGCCATTACGCTGCTGGGTTGCGCCAGTCAGGGAAGTCAGCCTCATCAACCACGCCGTCGCCATTGGCGTCATAGCGCAAGTCGTTGCGATACTTTTCCCACGGCTCCATGTCGTCGTCCTCATCAGGTGTGTCGATAAAGACTGTACCATTTGGATCGTCGTAGGCTTTGGGTGCTTCTGGTTGCATTTCTGGTGTCAGTTCGAGTGGCGCTTCTGGCTCTGGCGCAGGCTTCTTGTCACGCGCATTGGCGTTGAGGCTTAGGCCGCCAAGCAGCCCGACAAACGCGCCAATGATCGTCTGGAACGCGGGGTTGACCGTCTCAAGGATGGCCGCGCTGCTCACAATGTCATTGGAGACAAACAGGCCGACGGCAAGCGCCAGCACAACCACGAGGATGACAGCCGACAGCGTGACGATGGCCACGCGGATGACGAACTCGACGGTGTCGTTTACGCCGTCTTGCTTGCTTTCAAAATCACTCAGGAAGCTCATAATTCACCTATCTGCCTTGTTGTCTAGCTTGTCCTCAATCCGGC